ATTTTGTGTGCGTCTTTTAAGTGTTTATTTAAAGTTTTATTGAACCAAAGCCGGCGAACGCCTTAAAGTTCGTGGTTCAATAATTCTTGTTTATGATTCGATATCTTGTTGATTCAGATTTTGAAAGTCTAACTAATTTTATAGACAGTTTGTCGTTGTATTCGCAAGCAGTTTTTGCTCGATACACAGTTGAACAATTTTTGTCTGTTTTGTTAGAGACTGACTCGTTTATTTTGTTCGTGTTGCAGTTTGAAGACGAGGAAGTTGAAGTTGTGGCTGACTTTTTATTAAAATTTATAAATCCTAATTGTTAACTCATGGAGGTAATTGTGTTGTCTGTTCATGGTATACATGGGCCGATATCACACTCAAGTACTAAGAGTGCATGGAAGAAGCTTTCTTTTGTGGAGAAGATGAAAGCTGCGGTTGGGGTTGAAATTTTAGATCCTTGTTTGGTTGCGTATAGACGTGTAAGTGGCGGGATGTCGAGTGGAGCTATTTATCGTGTGGATGATTTTGATTATTCCATTTTGTATAATGAAGTCAACGCGAGAGCATTTGTTGAAGATCTTGTTGGTCGAGATGCCACGGTGCCTAAATATCGTACTGTTTCGCCTTTAGCGACTGCTATTTGGTTGAAACAAAATTTTGGTTATGAGGTTGATGAGATAGTAGGCGGTGTAGAATTGGTTCGTAGTGATGTTAATCAGGAGTTGACTGCGCACCAAACGCTGTCTCGAGTTGTAGATTTGTTGAAGCCTTTCATGTTGATGGATGTTACTGACAATGAAAAGCCTGTTTTGAAGGCGCAGGGATTAGGTGATTCTAATGTGAAGGTTACAGCTCAGATGATGAAGTTGATTTCTTCTACGCAACAGACCATGAGTGGTTTGTCATCTTTGACTAGTGAGAGTACGAGAGCATCTGTGGTAGAAACTCTAGATAGTGTGAAAGAGGCATCAGTTGCGGCTAAAGCAGTTGTAGATGATATTCGGGTTACATCGAGTACTGCGCGTAATTTTCTGGAATCAGCTAGTCTCTCTTTCGAAACTTTGGTGGCAGATGTTAAACAAGCTTTGGAGGGGTTAGTTCCCAATATTGCGCTTTTTGCATCAGATTTGGCTATGTGTTTAGCTGAGTTGGTGTATGGTTGTATGAAGCGGGATATTTTTATTATAGTTATGAATGTTTCACGATTTTTAATGCGAGTGGGAGTAGCAGAATATATAGTTGAGAAGATTAAACCAGTAGTGAGAACACTACTAGAAGTTCCGATGACAGTTAGTGAGGAAGGTTTTAATCGTGCTCAGGGGATAGATTTGACAGGTTTGTCACCCTTGGTTGCCTTGGTTATGGGTACTGCATTATTTAAGTTTATCCCTCAGGATAAAGATATTAAGAGGGTGGTTGAATTTATGCGAACAACAAATGTTTCTATTCCTTTTATTAATAATATGTCACATATGATTGAAGGGTTATTGCATTTGTTGCCCTTGTCTGCCCGTGCTTGGTTTAATGTAATGTGTCCAGAGGCTATGTGGAAACAATTGCTTGAATTTGAATTACCTGATTTCTTTGAGAGAGTGGCGAAGTTTAATTTAGGGCGAACAAAAATGTTATTAATGACGGATGAGAGTGTACAATGTGAATTGGAAGATTTGCGTGTGCAGTGTCGTCGTTTTAAAGAGATGGCTTTGAATAATAAAACTGATCCTAAGTTGTTTGCGATGTTGCGAAGTGCAGATAAGATTTTGGAGGAGTGTCGAGACATTGTTGAAACAGTTGGGCATGAAGGTGTCCAGCGTATAGATCCCTATTGTATATATATTGTGGGAGATTCGCGCATTGGTAAGACACATATTACGGGAACTGTTGCAGCATGTTTGGCGCCAGAGCAGTGGCCTAGGCGGCGTTTATTGTATACTCGTGTTACTGGGAATGATTATTGGGATGGTTATGCTCAACATTTTGCAGTTTTATACGACGATTTTGGCCAATGTGAGTCTGCTCCTGGTGGTGGTGAATTTATAGAGGCTTTTTCTGTAATTAATTCGGCAGATTATAGGGTTCCTATGGCTTCACTGGATAATCCCGTAATTGGTATGAAGGCAACCCCGTTTTCATCACAGTTGGTTATTATGACATCTAACTCAGCATTTCCTTGTACAGGTAATAAGATAGCAGTGCAACAAGCGTTGTGGAATCGTCGTAATTGTGTTTGGGAGGCGCGGTTGAAAGATGAGTATCGTGATAAGCGTATTGATGAAATTCCACCAGAGGTTTTGCGAGTTTATGGTCATTTGGAGTGGCAGCAAGTAGTTAATAGGCCGCCTACTGGGGTGTGTAAGGGTCAGATGTATTGTGATGTAGTTGACACGCGTGAGTTCCTGCGAAGAGTAAGTGCAGATTTCATTCGTTTTCGCGGTGTGCGTAAGGCAGGTATAGATTCATTCGCTTCGAATCAATTTGTGAATTTGATGCGAGCGGAGTTATATGCTGAAGATTTGCCAGCTCTTGTTGTTGCTCAGGCAGGTGAGGATGTTTTTGTGAGTCCCGAGGCGAGGCAACATCTAGAGGTTTTAGCAGTTACTGGTGAGTCGCAGTTGACAGTGCGCCAGCGTTTGGCGAGGATTTTGGAAACTTTGCATGTTGGGATTAAGGACTTTGAGCGCCGGCACCCGGTTTTGTATAAAATTTTTATGGCATTACCTTTAGTTTTGGGCTCGGTAGCTTTTGTTATTATTGCTATAGTTGCTGGTCGTCGAACAGAGGAGCCTTGTGTCGCTCAGAGTTTGGAGCCCAAGGATTATCCTGCGGCACGTCGTGGACGAGGACGACAAGTGGTGCAGGCAACCGCTCGTGCACATGGTCTTGGGGGAGAATTATCTTTTGAAGGTCTTGAGAATATGCGCGAACTGCGTTCGCAGTTGGGCGAGGGTTGTTTGTTTTTACGGATGTGTGCAGGAGATGCTCGTGGGTTGAAGAGACGTAATGGTTTAGTTGGGTTTGCGTTAGGAATTGATTATGTTTTGATGCCAAAACATTTGGTTTGCGATGAATTTGGACAATTTTTGGATAACGCAATGATTGAGGCTGTTTCTTATGATGGTGTTGTAACGTCGTGTCTCTTTGATGAGAAGCAGCTCGTGTTTTGCGGGATGCTTCTGGGAATCCACGTGACATGTTGATATTTAAGTTTGGTCCACGTTTACGTCCTCGTCGAAAG